GAAAAAAGAGCTTCTTAATCTCGCGAGGCATTTTCCGGATTCTATCGGTCGGGCTGTAGACGCGGCTCTCGACGTAGCCGATGAACGGATGATTCACAATACACTTTCAGGCGAATATCATCCGAGCTCAGCGGCTCTCGTCGCTCCTCACGCTTCGCGCATCGTTTCGAAACAGCAAGTAAAAGTGGAAGCTCAGCAAAAGATTTCCCCACTTCTTGATAAAATTGAACAAACAAAACTTCCTTATGGAAACGATGAAGCCTGAAACGACGACGCAGCCCCAGAGACCTTTTTTTAGAGAGACTGAGAATGTCGAGCTCGATCCGAGGCTCCTTCGTAAAGAATGGCGGATGAAGAATCTATACTGGATCAAAGACCGCAATGGAACCGTGATAAGGTTCGTTCCAAACGAAGTACAAGATCAGTTCTTTCGCCGGCGACACTCGCGAGAGATCATATTAAAAGCTCGCCAATTGGGGCTTTGCTTACACCCAGATACTCGTATCTTGATGAGCGATCTTTCCTGGAAAACACTCAAAGAGGTGGCCCCAGGGGATCGAATTATCACGACCGATGAAATGCCGACAGCTCCTCACTCCGGCAGAAAGATGAAGACAGGCTTCATCCAAAAAAAATGGAGCGTATTTAAAGAAGCTTTCGAGATATCTCTTTCAGACGGACGTAAAATAATTGCAACCGAACAACACCGTTTTCTTTTTAAGGCAAGAGGATCCACACACGCACAATGGAGGACGATCGGAGATTCAAGAGTCGGCGACGAAATTCGCTCAATTTGTCAAGCGCCTTGGGGAGAGCCCTCTTTTGAAGACGGCTGGTTTTCCGGCATACTCGACGGGGGAGGGTCGCTAGCCCTAAAATCTCGCAACGGCGCCAGCATCGGAGTCTCTCAAGTCGCCGGCCCTGTTTGGGATAGGATCGTTTCCTATCTTACAGACCGCGGCATCATTTTTCGTGTTGAATCAGACGCACGGAAGAAAGGCACGTCTTCAAAGCTCGGAAATAAGATTGTTTATAAAGCTGTAGTAGATAGGATGGATCAACTTTTCTATCTAATGGGGATCACAAGACCTTCAAGGTTCGCAGAAAGAGAATGGTGGTCGGGAAAAGAAATGCCTGGAAAAAGGAGCGGATACGGTTGGTTCAAGATTACTTCAATCACTCCACTTGGTAAGATGGAGATGATTGACTTGCAAACATCTGACCAGACTTTTATCGCTGAGGGGCTTGTATCTCACAATTCCACGGCAGTTTCTATTGACATCCTCGATGACGCTCTATTCACGAAGCATCTGAGCGCAGCGATTGTCGCCGACAAACTTGAGAACGCAAAAAACATCTTCGAAAAAATTGATTTCGCGTGGATGATGTTCCCAAAGGACTTGAAAGAGTATCTCTCTCTTAACTCCGAGAGCGATTCGAGCACGATGATTTCTTTTACAAACGGGAGTTCAATCAAGGTGGGCACGTCTCTTCACTCTGGAACGTTTCAACGTGTTCACGTTAGCGAGTATGGGCCACTTTGTGCGCAATTCCCTGATAAAGCAGAGGACTTAAAAAAGTCTGTTTTTCCTACAGTCTCACAGGAGGGGAGAATCACGATTGAGAGTACAGCAGAAGGAGAAGGAAATGATTTTCATGATCTTTGTGCTGAAGCGGAGGCGAGACAAACGAAAGTTAAGAACCAACCTCTTCACCCTCTCGAGTTCCGCTTTCACTTTTTCCCGTGGTACTTAAACAAAGAATACCAAGTCTCCCAAACATCCGTTAATGTACCGGATCGCTTATCTCGATACTTTGATTCCCTTGAAGAGCAAATCGACGGTCTTATTCTGTCTCCAGCGCAAAGAGCGTGGTACGCCTTAACTGAACAGACGCAAAAAGCGAGGATGCGTGAACAGTACCCAAGCACACCGGAAGAGGCATTTCTTTCAAGCGGGGATCGTTTGTTTTCCGCTGATCTCATCAAAAGCAAACTTGAGACCGATCCTTTACCGCCAGAGCAAGTGCTTATGGAGGGGAGGTTGTTGATCTATAAACCCTATATCCCAAGGCACCGCTATGGGGTTAGCGGTGATCCGAGCCAAGGTATTGGTCGCGATTCAGCTGTAGCTCAAGTAATTGATTTCACAACGAATGAACAAGTAGCGACGTTTGAAGATCCGAACATTTCTCCAACTGAGTTCGGAGATATTCTCCAATATGTTGGGCATCTCTATGGGACAGCCCTACTTGCCCCGGAGAGCAATAACCACGGTCACGCGACGATTGCTCGTCTCGTCGATTTGGGATACACGAACCTCTACAGGTTTGTTGTGAGAGGCACTCTTGATGAACATGAGACCGAGCGTCTTGGGTGGCTCACAACACAAATCACAAAGCCTCGTATGTTCTTCGAACTCTCTGAAGCATTCAACGATCCTCGTTCCCCGTTAATCGTAAGAGATGAAGCGACCCTAAAAGAGGCGCAATATTATCAGAAAGGGGAAACGAACCTTATCTCCCCGTTGTCTCGCAAGAAGCTCTCTCGTCACTTTGACCGATTGACGGCTCTCGCGATTTGTTTCCAGCTTCGTGATGAAGCGGCAGCCACAGATTTTATCAGCCAAAAACAGAAACAGCGGATTAGTAATCGGAGAAATCGTAATCGTTCTATGCGTTAGTATTGGTGCTTCGCACCTGTGACATAAAAACGTGGTACAATAAAGAATATTACTATGCCCTCCTATCAACCGGCAGAACGGGAACGCCGTCAAGACGTTCATAATCAAGCTGGCTCCCAAAGCCCGACGAAGACCGAAAGTCCACAAGGCCTCGTGGATATGATCCAGGGCGTCCGGCGTTCTTTTGTTGAAGACGATATCCAGATTGTAGAAGGATTGACGTGGAACATGAAAAAGACCATTGACACGATCCATTATTATACCATGAGTAAGTTCGAGTCAGGTCAGGTCGATGAGAACGGAAACGAGCTTTATTTTCATAACATTATCAACTCGAGGAATGCACACGCGAGCAAGAATATTGACCTAGACACAAAAGATATTCTTCTTACAGCGGACTCGGAGAGTGGGTGGTTCTTTTCTTTTATCCTACGGAATGAGATCAGAGACTGGATGGACAAGCATAGTTTCGCGGCTCTCTTGAACGATCTATCCGAGACCCTTCCGAAATTTGGAAAAGTTATTTGGGAGAAATGCACAACGGAAGAGGGGGAACCAGAGCTGAAAGAAGTTGATCTCCGCGACTGTATCTTCGATCCGTCGTCAAAAACAATTTATCCGAAGGACAACGGTATCTTCTTGAAGCGCACGATCCTTGCCCCGTGGGAGATCATGGAGAAAACGGAATACGGAAACTGGTCAAAGGAAAACGCAATCGCTCTTATTGGTTCCGCTCCGGTAAAGCAAGACAAGTTTATCGGGAGCAACGGCTCCGGCGGTTTTGCATCCACAGCCTACTCACTCACGGACACGGTGCCCTCGGTTGATATCTATGACGCCTGGGGGTTTTTCCCTGCGATGATGCTGAAAGCAGCAGGGTGCGATGTCGCAAAAGACGAAGAGAACGAGGAAGGAGAAAATAACACAGAGATTCCAAGCTATCTCTATGCGCACGTCGTCTTAGGTGGCATAGAATCGGGAGCAAAAGAAGGTCATATTCTTTTTGCAAAACTCGCGGAAACGGAAGACTTCCCTTTCAAAGAATGTAATTGGCACCGTAAGATCGCCGGACGGAATCTCCCGCTGGCAAACTCGGAACTCTTGATCGATCTACAGGCGAGAATGAACGAGTTGATTAACCGCTTCTTCTCTTCTCTTCGTATGGGAAGCCTGCACTTGTTCCAGACGCGCGGGACAACAGGGCTGTCCAACCTTTTGCAAGATGCACAAGACGGAGATGTGTTCGAAATAAAGAATGAAATCACCCCGATTCCCACGGAACTTCGTGCGTTCAATCAGTATCAGGTCGAAGTGCAGAACATTGAAGCGCAAGCAGATCGTATCTGTAACACGGTAGAAGTTGTAACCGGTGAAGCTCTCCCGACAAATACGCCATTTCGTCTCGGCGCACAACTGACCGTCTCCGCACAAAAGATTTTCGATAAAATCCGTGAAGATTGTGGCATCTTTATTACGGATGTTTTTAGAGATTGGATTTTGCCTGATATCATCGACGCGCTTTCCGAAGAACACGTCCTCTCCCTTGTTGGCACAGTTGACGAACTTCGAACCTTTGACGAGATGTATCGCAAATATCTTCTCGCACAGTCGGTAAAAGACTATGTGTTACAGATAGGCAGGCTTCCTTCTGACGAAGAATTAAAAACCGTTGAAGAGACCCTCGCTAATGAGCTAAAGGATTCAGAGCGTAAAGTAAAAATCGAAAAACGATACTTCACACTGGAAAAGATTAAGTCGATGCGCTTATCGTTTGACGTAACGGATGAGCGCAAGAACTTCACCGCGCAAAGCGAAACGATGAGCAACTTGCTCCAAATCATCGCGAGCAACCCCGCGATCTTGCAAGACGAAACGGCAAAGAAGATTATTGGCTCGATTCTTGAAGCGAAGGGCGTCTCCCCCATCAAATTCGCGAGTCTCCTTTCAAAGCCAGTCGATTCAAGCGCCGATATGAGAGCAGCAGCGCCGGCCGCCCGCGCTTTCTCACAGAACCCTGGGGATGCAGCAGGCGGATTGACTACTGAGAGCGTCACCAAGGATCTTGAGCGCGCTTCTGCCTCTTAAGCATTGTGGATATTCTGTGGTATCATAAAAGTATGAACGAAGATCTTGACATCAAAGTCGTACAGAAGTTCGTAGAGAGTAACCCCGATATCCCCGTTGTTCGTGCGATGCAAGCCGAGTTTCTTTCCGCGCTTGCTGATCTCGAAAGCGTACGGAATATTTCCGAGGGGGGCGATGTGGCTCTACAAGCTTTAGGCAAGAAGTACGCTTTCGAGCGGCTCGAAGAATTGTTCAATCGTCTCGGGTTTTGTACCAAGAGACCCTCATCGCCTAAACAACCATCATTCCGCTAGAGAACCACTTTGGTTTCTCTCCCCCAGTCACTCCGTCACTAAAGACGTTAAAAAGACTGTGTCACTAAAGACCTAAAAAAGACTAATCAATTATCGTCACTAAAGACGTTAAAACGACTATTATATGTCTGAAGGAAAAAAGACCATCATCGATACCGATACCGATACTGATACCGATACCGATACCGAAAGCAAAGAAGACGAACTCGACCTTGACGACATCGACCTCGACAATTTCGATCTCGACGAAGAAGAGGAAGACGAAGCTTCCAGCGATGGCAGTGAAGAAGAATCTGAAAAAGAAGCTCCGAAAGGAGAGTCCGATTCCGCAATCAATATCCAGCGAAAAAAGTGGCGCGACCGAGCGAAAGCGGCGGAAGCAAAACTATTTGAACTGCAGCAGACTAAAACTAAAACTGCCTCTAAAAAAGTTGAGTCCGATCCTATAAAACAGGAACGTACCGACTTTCGCTTCGATCATCCAGAACTTCTTTCAAAAGAAGTCAATGAGATTGAAGCTTTAGCCCGAGCCAAAGGTATTACATTAAGCGAGGCTATGCGTTCTCCGATTATCAAGATTTTTCTGAAAGCGACCGCACGAAAGCGCGAACACTCTCAAGCATCTCCTGAAACTCGACACCGCTCAGCCCCGCGTGCGAAGGGCAAAGACCCTATGGAAATGACAACGGAAGAGTTTGAGGCATTTAAGCGTCAAGTGAAATCCGGAGCATTCTCCAGCTAGTGATACCAGTGTCGGGTATAGAGGCTTAACACCATTATGCCCGTACAAACATCCTCAACCGTTCCACACGCCGTAAATAATTTTTATGACCGTGTCATGCTTGCTCGTGCGCTTCCTTTCCTTGTCCATACTTGGTTTGGTCAGGTGCGCGACATCCCTACAAACAATTCAAACATCATTAAGTTCCGTCGCTATAACGCATTGGCAGTATCAACGACTGCTTTAACCCCTGGGACGACACCTTCGACCGCATCGCTTTCTTCTACCAACGTCACTGCGACCTTGGCGCAATATGGCAATGTCATCGAAACATCCGATGAACTTTTGCTCACGACCCTTGACCCGTACACAACGGAGATCATGGAGTTGCTTGGCGAAAACGCCGGACAGACTCTCGACCAGGTTTGTCGCGACATTATTGTTGCCGGTACTTCTGTCCAGTACGCTTCGTCCGCCACGAGCCGTGTAACGGTTTCTGCGGCCATGAAGCTTTCTGCAGCTGAGGTCCGTGAAGCTGTGCGTACCCTGAAAAACAACAACACTCGTAAGATTACGTCGATGATCTCACCGAACCCTAACGTGGACACTGTCCCTGTTAATTCCGCATTTGTTGCCATTGTTCATCCAAACACGGTTTACGACCTTAAGAGCGATGCGTCGTTTGTCCCTGTAGAGAATTACCCCTCACAGACAAACACCATGCAAGGAGAAGTGGGTAAACTTGACGAAGTCCGCTTTGTCGAAACGACCTACGCTAAAGTATTCACGGGTGCCGGCGATGCTGGTGTCGATGTCTACGCAACCTTGATCCTTGGAGCCGATGCTTATGGCGTCACCCGTCTCGCCGGTCATGCAATGGAAACCATCCAAAAAGAACTTGGTTCTGCTGGAGCCGCTGACCCATTGAACCAGCGTTCGACAGCAGCCTGGAAGGCTTGGTTTACATCCGTCATCTTGAATGATTTATTCTTGATTCGCGTTGAGCACGGGGTAACCGCATAATAGGTTAGCTAAAAAAGTCTATGTCAAAAAAAGAAATGAATGATCTGCCCGAGAGTGTAGAAGAAGCTCCAGAAGCTAAAGCGCCTCGCGTCGAAGTACAAAAAAAACTCGAAGAAAAAAAGGTCATCTCTGATGCCCTCATTCCTTCTGGGCAACTTCTTGTAGAGAGGGGTCGTAGCTTTATTGCAAAACTTACCGAACAAGCGCTTGTCTCTTGTATGGTCCCAGCCTCTGCAGGAGGGGAGAATGGGATAAAAGAGTTTTCAATTCAGGGCGTAAAGATTCTTGTTCCTGCCGGAAAACCGGTCAATGTTCCAGAATCTGTCGCCGCGTTAATTCGTGATGTCTACAACTACTAAAATCGGAAGTCGCGTCCACCGACCTTTTGTCGGCTAGCCACATCACAGACACGTATTACAACACGGTTTGTTCACCGACTGACCTCGGAGAAACTCTCGCCGCGTAAACGTGGTATAATTGGTGAGAGAATCGCAAGGTTCTCTCACCAACTTATCTCATGAACCTCACCTCGTTGCGCGCCATGGCGCGTCGAAAGATCAGCTTTCAATCTGCAGCGTCGGCAAAATATGCGGACGCTGATCTTGATGCCAACCTAAATATGTGGTATCGGATTATGCTCGGCTGGGTCTTTGAGAGCACCGGAATCTGGGAGTTCAATGGGGAGATGAGCACGACGAACCTTGTGTTAGATCAAGAGGAATATGTACTTCCGTCTGATTTCGTGATCCTAAACCGTGTAGAAGTTTTGTATCCTAGCGCGTCAGATTATGTAAAAGCGGATCGTATTGACGACAAGCAAGTAGATACAGGAGCTTTTGGCAATGACGAGATCCCGTTTGGTGTGGACGGAAGGCCCGTTTATCGGACTTTTGGCAATTCCATTTTTATTTATCCCAGTCCGACAGCTGCCGTGACCAATGGGCTTCGTATTGAGTATCTAACAGATATCGTTGAGCTTTCGGCAGGTGGGGATATCCCAACGTTGAACACGCTTGTTCATCACATTATGAGTATCGGTGCGGCTTATGAATACTGTTTGACAAATGAACAGCCTCGCAAAGCAGCGATGCTCTGGAATCAACTTTTTGCGCGCCCCGGAGGCTCAAGGGAAGAGTCGTTAAAGTATCAAGTTCAGCTCCTTGCCAGTCAGCGTGACCGTTCTGTAAAACAGCGCCTTGTCCCTCGTTATGCTTCATACCGATAATATAAATAATATGAATTATCAACTATTAAAAATTGAGAAAGAAACGCACCCGGGAGGAGACGCTTATATTGCGATTGTTGAGAAGCTCG